AGGGGGGCCTGCACTGCGTTATCTGCCCGAAGGCAGAAACGAGGCCCCTCCAGGGGAATAACCCCTGACCCGTCTAGGTGACGGGCAACCAACGGCGTTTTAGTGCAACTGCGCCGTGCAGTGCAGAACGCTCTAAATGAAGAGCATCCCTAGAGACAGGACGGTTTTTCAAGTCGTCCAGCTTTAGGAAACTCTTAGTTAGAGCACCGTATCCTTCCAATTTATCAGTACGATAAACTGGCTCTGGAACCCAGCACCTTATTTCAAAGCGCTGGTAGTTAGGTTTGCGAGGATCTTTGGCAGTTTGCCAGCGACCGACGCTCAAATAACCCAGGAACGAGATACGGCCAAGGCCGCCAGACTCTCTAGATACATAGGGCAAAGGCCCTAGAATTCTTTCAACTTTCTCAAAGATGAAAGAGGCAGTCCGCCAATAACCTTTCTTATAAAAAGAATTGGCGGCGGACACCCAAGAAATAAGTCTGGAAGCTTGCTGTTTGTTCTCAGGACACTCTTGTGTAAGGTATGTAGGTGTTACCTCATACCCACAATAAGCGTCTACGCCACACGACTCTCTAAAGTTTCCACTGTAGAAAGTCTTATTGACGTTTACCTTGCAATTGTACTTTCGCAGGTAATCGAGAACAATCATCGCATACGCGGTGGGAACGACTATGTCGTCACCATACACGTAAACATCACGAGAAAGCTTAAAGCAATTCTCATGTGTTACAGGGAGATTGCACGCCCTAATTAAGGCCATTACACATATAGTGTAAAAGTACATGGCCTCAACGGGAAAGCAAAGAGCACTGCCCATAGAGGCAAACTTCTGTAGGGGCCCAATAATGGTACCATCTGGAAGTTCAGCTCTAGTCGACCTACATGCGTCGATCGCACCCATTAGATCGGGGTTAGACCGAAACATCTCAAGCGCCAGGGACCGCGGAACGCGATCACTAGCGTCAGAGAGATCAATCGTTGCTAATTGACCCGAGGTAGAAGCCATTAACGCGAGCTTTTGGTTAACTGACTGATCACGAAAATTTACGTGACCAGCAGTAACACGATAGGACTCGATCCGTTCATAAAGAACATCACGAATCCCTTGTTGCGTGTATTGCATGCAACAAGGCTCAATTGCGATAATGCGGGGACCTTTTAACGTTTTCGGCACACATACAACCCTTACGGGCTGTTCGTCTGCCTCGGCTACGAACGTTACTATATTGAGCTCCTTTTCATCGGGTGGAATTCCCAGAGGGAACCCATTCTCGATTATAGGGAAATAAGGCTCAAGACGTTCATGCCAACGCTGCCAAGAATATTTCTGGTTACCAGAAATTCCCTCAGCAGTAGCTCCAGGCCCGTGTCGAGGCTTGCACTGTTCGATCGAAATCGAAGAAATGCAAGTGTCCCACAACACAGCAGATACACGCAGGAATTCCGCGTGATCTGCTTCTGGAATTGAGAACGTTTCAAAGGCTTGCTCCGTATCGGAGAAACTTGAAATCGCCGCTTGGACCCTTTTCGGGGTACAAGCAATCTCGACCTTCTTGAATGCGAGGCAAAGCTGCCTAACGCTTTCAACAATGGTAGATGCTTCTTCAGGTTTTTCATCGTATATCCTCCCTGTCTCTCTGTTGAAGAGTTGACTGATCATACCTTGCAAAAATGCAGGGATTGATCCACATTTTCTGAAACCAGAAAACAGTGTTGAGTCAATATACCCATTTGCGAGGCTTCTTTCGAAGTCTCGACAAAAATTGGGTAAGGTTATCGTTAAAAACGAAATACCTTCTCCTTCAACACGTGATCTTATAGTTTCAAGGTCACGTAAATCAGAGACATCAGCGATGCACTTGTTGCAGGCGTCTATATAGACAGCGTGCAACAACTTAATATGGTCACTTACGTTGCTTTTCAAACTGCCCTCCAATCGGAAGGTCGGTTTCAAGCCACGTACTTTTCCCTATCTGATGCCCCATAAGGGGGTCAGTCAACCTGTGAACCGGAAGACTACAAGCAGCGAGAACAGAAATCCTAGGATCACTCCTAAGATGACGTGCAAGATGCTGTAGCCCCGAAAAGGATTGGAAGTAGGAAACATTTAAGTCTCCTTTCCAAAAATCTTTCCGGATGCCGTACTGTCTAGCCAGGTTTTTAATCCGGCTATCAGATTGTATACGGTCGTCGCATCGAACCCAACTTCGGGTCGATCGATAACTAAGTACACACCAAGGTTCTCATAATCATTGACAGCAGTCAATGGATCTGGAACAATGGCTCGCTGATCGACACGCACCATAGACCGAACTCGGTCTTTGGATGTGTTATGACTGATGGTCATTTTATATGCACCATCAGCCTTCGAGTAAATGGATTGAGATCCATTTGTTATTACTCGAGCCATCGATTGAGCGACTGAATTGACAGTCACAGTTTGGGGATCGGAAAAAGCCATGGTTGACCTCCTAAGTTTTATGGGTGGTTAAATCACGGCCTCTGATGGTAGCACCCCTGCTATCAAAAGATTGAATACCGTGACCGA